CCAGATATAACTGATTTTCATATACAATCATATTACTTACAATGACCTCTTCCACATAATTGCCTAGAGAAAAAGGAAAATCAATCGTATGAACGATTTCCCCATTTAATAAACTTATAATAAGTAGTTTGTTGAATAAAAATGAGTACATGTATATATAATCACTACTCAGCACGTATCTACATCCAATTAAATTATAAATATAAAAATCTGTTATATCCCCTAAAAAATCAATAGGCGAATAAAACCATTCCAGTTCAATCGTATTCATTTCTATAGCACCATTCAACAAATATAGTTTGATGATTCTATTTCCTAATGTTACATATGCATTATCTGCATGAAAGAGAAGGTCTGCATAAGGATAAGGTTCACTATCAAAAATACCAGAATCTATTAAATAGAAGGTTAGGTCAAGTCCGCCCCACGATAGGTAGGGTGAGATAGTATTACTAGATATGGATGATACTAGTTCGTATGTTCCATTGATTGGCAATGGAAGTTCATCGTCTAAATTTACTTTAAATATAGTTGGAAACAATGAAGTGTTGTCTTCTGAAATAAAGTACATTATATACAATGAAGTTTCATGTATAATCAAATTGGATATAAATGTATCTGTTGGTATTAATGCATAATCACTAATAAAAAAGAGCACACTGTTTGACATTAGCTGTTCTTCAAATGATACATTAATATTTATTTTTAAAATAACAGCATAATTGATGTTGTCATTGATGTTGTCAAAAGGATTATTATCAGTATAATTATTAGTGAATGTAATATATAAATTATCTTGATAAATAACAAACGTTGATAAATAAAGAAAAGCAGATACCATGATAACATTTGCTATTGGGGCAAAATCAATAAATAACCAAGTATCGGTCTCATCAATTAAATGATGTCTACTTATAAAATAATTCGTTTGATCGTTATTAATCCATAACACATAGAGATGGTCATTGTATATATAAAAACTCACAATCATTTCTTCTTCAAATTCGGTTTCATTTAATAAGGGTGATACTATAATGTATTCATTATCTAATAAATACTTATAGTAGTTAATACTATTGGTAAAATAGATACGTTCAACCGATTCAGACGTTGACTCCATAACCCAATCACCGCCATACTTAATGTTGCCGGTTTTATTGTTAGATGCACCAATAATAACATTGGTTTTTTCATTTAAAATAGTATAATACTTTACCCAGTTCGTATCGTTTAAGGTGTTACATCCCAAATAATCAATATGTTTAACGCCGAACCCATGAATCAGGTCTATTATAAAATTCATATTTTCACTATAAGGTCCATTGAATGAGTCATTTTCTCTAAAAAAAGGTTGGTTGTCTAAAAATAAATTGGTCCTAGGTGTCGTTGAAACAAAGACAATGCCAATTCTATCAATGATTGTAAATTTACTTTTTAATAATGCACTTAGTTCATTTTTCGTAGAAGTAGCTGAATAAATGATTGGAAATGTGGTTTCATTTGCCGAATCATAAAAGAGCGTTGAATTTGTAACCGTGTTTTCAATCAGTAATAGAGTTGTATATGGTTTTTTATTTACTGGATAAACCAAAACCAACGGATGTGATTTTTTAGTTTGTTCAAATACTCTTTTTTTGTGTTGAAGGGTTGTTCTAAGGTCGGACTCGGACTCGGACTCAACAACGAATCCTTTATTTATTTTAGGTGGTGAACTAGCGTCCGACTCAAACACTATTTTTTTAGTTTTAAGAGGTGAACTAGCATAGGAATCAAATAATTCTTTATTAAATTTAAGGGTTGAAAATAAAGACATACTACAAATATATATATGTATTGCTATATTTATAAATCTATATTTATAAATCTATATTTATAAATCTATATTTATAAATCTCTCTTTCGTATTAAATACCGACTGCATATATTTTATTAGCAGTGGAACTAATATAAATGGTGCCATTACTACCAATGACCGGCGGGGACAAGCGTCCTTTATCACTCGTAGATAACTGAATCGTCCAATTTTCAGTATAGTTGTTTCCATTATCTGTTATCATATGTAAATAACCATAACTCGTTCTGGCATTGAGCGAACAAAATAATATCTTACCATTTGCATCAATCACCGGCGAGGTGTAATAACAATTTGCTTTTCTAAATTTCCATTTTTCGGCGCCAGATACACTGGTACGATCTATTGCATACACATAAGCAATCGTGCTTAAATAGAGGGTTGCATTGGCGTCATTTACTGCAACGGTATTGTAAAAAGGACCAATGTTTGTATCATAGGTATTAGACCATAGTTTACTGCCATCATTATTGGAACCATCTAAATAATAGAGTTCCCCATTCATATAAGACCCGTTGCCAATAATCACATTATTACTGGAATCAACCGAAGGCGAACTATAAATCGGGTTTATTCCGGCAGGCGAGGTTATGTTTGCATCATACGCCCAGAGGTATTCACCGGTTTTTCTATTTATTCCATACACTTTTCCATCATCGGACCCAAAATAGACGGTGCCGTTTTGACCTAGGGCAGGCGACGAATTTATATTCCCACTGGTATCAAAGGGTGCTAGCCATTTGTCATAGAACGATGTATCATTATCGCCAATAGAATACATTTTGGTCCCTGCACCAAAATAAATAGCACCGCTACTATCAATAATCGGCGAAGACTGTAAGGGATACCCTGCATTATAGGACCATTTTTTATTCCCCAAAGAATCAATTGCGTGTAAATAACCATCATTAGAACCAACGTAAATGGTTCCATCCGTTGAAATCACCGGACTCGTATAAAGTGATGCATGGGAAGATACAGGTCTGGAAAAATCGGGATTACTTACTTTTGTTTTCCAAAGTTCAGCCCCAGTGGACGTAGTCAATGAATATAAATACCCATCGTTTGAACCTAAATAAAGGCGTGTGCCATTAGAACTGATTGCAATCGTGGGTAATATGTATAAATTACCCGATACAAAAGGACTCGTCCATTTAATGGTTGGTTGAGTTGCCGGCGCAGAATAAGGACTTTTCCCTGTATGACGTTCGTTTATCATAAACATTTGGACTTCCGGCGTCGTTGGAACGAGCGGAATTCCGTTTCCACTAATATCATATAGGTTGCCATCGTTTGCCAATAATTTGATATTATTCCTATTACCGATGACGGGACTTGATTGAATCGGACCACCGGCTTTATACTTCCATAGATGTGTTCTAGCAACGCCGTTGACACAATAGAGATAGTGACTATTGGTGCCAAAGTAAACATTGTTACTTGCGTCAAGGATGGGTATGGAGTTAGATAAATTATTATTTGATACTTCAATCGTGTATTTCCATTCGCGCTGACCGGTGGAACTATTTACTACATTTAAACCATTTTTTGAAGTAAAATAGATATAAGCATCACTCCCAATTGCAATACTTGATAAACTTCCATCGTAAACATCAATTGAAGGTGTTCCCCATAGATCATTACCCGTTAAAGTAGCATAACCATACACTTTTCCCTTTTGTGTTGTATTATAGACCTCGCTATTTCCCCTAATAGACGGGGAATTATAGGTATCATTTGAAATAGAGTTGGTCCATAATGGCACGGGCAACGTTATGCTATTTGATATATCAACCCCATACATATAGGAGGTCGCCGTTGCTGAATTATGTGCCGTATAAATCATGGTTTTATATGCAGTATCCAGTGCCAATGTTCCAGTAATGGGGTAGCCAAGGGCACTGGTTGGTGTTTTCCAGTCGGCAATTCCACGCACTAAATTATCAACCACTTTATACACGGACCCATTGGTTGTTCCTACGTAAATATTTCCACTACCATCTAGCATCGGCGAACCAACACAGTTTCCATCAAGGTCAATACTCCATTTAATGCTACCTTGTGGAATATTATTTACGCCGGTGATTTGTTCAACAACTGCATATAAACGCGGCGTAAATGAACTGGTATTGGTGGTAGAACAAACATAGACTGTGCCATCGCTAATTAGCGCCGGTGTTCCGATAAAATCATAGTTACTGATTTTATAACGCCATACGAAATTTAGTTTATGGTCGTATTTATATAAATACCCGTCGCCCGATATAAAATAGATTTCTTCATCTTTGTCAATGGTGATGGAGTAGGGGTAAGGGTAGACCAGACTCTCGGTGGCGGTGATAGTAATATTTTGCAAAAGTGGCAAGGTGGATGGTGCATTATACGTGCTTCTAGAGGTATGCTGTGGATTCAACATAAACATACCGACAATTGGCGGGGGAACAACGGGTATTTCTTCAAACCATCCAATGATTATACTTCCGTTTTCCCCTGAAGTATTAAGACTGCCGCCGCTCCCACCAGCACCGGAAATATAGTATACCGTATTTCCATTTGATAGACTACCACCGCCGCCGCCACCGCCGCCTTTACCGCCGGCACCACCACCAAAACCTGCCCCCCCGCCGCCGCCAGAAAAGGTGCCCCCGTTTCCCCCGCCGCCACCCTTAAAAGAATAAATACCATTATTGCTTATGTCATTTAAAGTGGTATTACTGGAATCAATGTAATTAAATCCATTCACACCCCCACCGACGCCACCGAGTCCACCTAAGCCATCCGTCCCATTTTGATTGCCTCCTTGCCCGCCACCACTACCTCCTCCATTTGCGCCGGTTTTTGAACCGTTCCCCCCATTACCTATCGTTCCCCCTCCGCCGCCTCCGCCCCCGGCGATGATGCGAATGGTATTATTTCCAGAAGGATCTTGATAAAATAAACTGCTCATGCCGCCGCCACCGCCACTGCTTAAACTTTCTAAGGTTGTTCCATCGCCCCCATTTACTTCAACCGCTTGACCCCCTAAACTTCTTCCCCCTGTTTTAGTTGGTGGGGGTTTTCCGCCGGAACCAACATTTACAAAGACATTATAACTTGCATCTTTATCTAAAAAATTATATTTTGTGAATACGTATGCCCCCCCGCCGCCACTTGAAATAGATGAACCGCCTCCTCCACCCCCGTTTACTCTACAGTAAATAGAATATACATTAATCGGTTTTTTCCACACTTGAGTTGACCCGGTATATGCAAAATTGGCACTGTTATCAAATACCGTTGTTGCGGCCATCCAATGATATATAATTATTATTTTTTTAAAAAAGTGAAAATAATGTAATAAAAGAATGTAATAAAAGAATGTAATAAAAGAATAAAATTGAAAAATGATTTATAAGGATACGTCTAACTAATACCATACACAAAAACCCTATCAATCAAGATGGAGCATTTATCCAATGATAAGAATGAAACGCAAAATTCAAAACTTGCTGAAAAATACCAACTAAAAACGGATAAACAGCATGTATTGGATACACCGGATACATATACGGGTAGCATGACGCTGACCGATTATGATACATTTGTGTTTTTAGATAACCCGACCCCGACCCCGAATGCAAACGAGGATGCTTCCTCTTCCAAAGACAACAACACGAATGATAAAATTGTAGAAAAACAAGTAACGATTGTGCCTGGGTTGTATAAAATATTTGATGAGGCGGTGGTGAATACCCGCGATCAAACGGTTCGGATGCGCGAATTAATTGACAATGGAAATCTAGACGCCATACCGGTTACCGAGATTGATATTTCCATTGATAAGCAAGAAGGCATCATCACCTTGTGCAATAATGGAAATGGCATAGATATTGCTAAACATCCCGTTGAAACGATGTGGATTCCCGAGATGATTTTTGCGCATTTACGGACGTCAACCAACTACGATAAAACCGAGAAAAAAACAACAGGCGGGAAAAACGGGTTTGGTATTAAGTTGGCCTTTATTTGGTCAACGTGGGCACGTATAGAAACCGTAGACCATAGTAGAAAATTAAAGTACACACAAGAATTTGAAAATAATCTAGATACGATTAAAGAACCCTCAATTACAAAATATACAAAAAAACCCTACACGAAGGTCTCATTTAAACCGGACTATAAGCGAATGGGGTTGGCTGGTTTAACCGACGACTTGCTTGCCTTATTTAAACGCCGAGTGTTTGATTTGGCGGCCGTTACGGACAAAAGTGTAAAAGTAAAATATAACAATGAAGTGGTCCCGATTAAAAGTTTCCTCCATTATGTTGATTATTATGTTGGCGACAAATCAACCACGGCCCGAATTCACGAAGAAGCAAATGAACGCTGGGAGTATGTGGTGTGCATGGCGCCGAAAGAAGAATTTACACAAGTATCCTTTGTGAATGGTATTTTCACTAGCAAAGGCGGAAAACACGTAGAATACGTATTAAACCAATTTGTGCGAAAAATGACTGCCTACATTAAGCAAAAGAAAAAGGTTGATGTCAAACCCAACACAATTAAAGAACAAGTCTTCCTCTTTGTGCGTTGTGTTATTGAAAATCCATCGTTTGACAGTCAAACCAAAGATTATATGAATACGCCTTCTGCCAGTTTTGGTTCTTCGTGTGAACTCAGTGATAAGTTTATTGAAAAGGCGGCAAAATTAGGCATCATGGATGCCGCCTGTGCCTTGACGGAAGTGAAAACAACCAAAACGATTAAAAAACAAGATGGTGTAAAAAGCAAATCGGTGCGCGGTATTCCCAAACTTGTTGATGCAAATGATGCAGGCGGTCCCAATAGCAGCAAGTGTGTATTGATTTTATGCGAAGGCGATTCGGCAAAGGCCGGAATTATGAGTGGTCTCTCTACCACCGACCGCAATACGATTGGCGTTTATCCGCTGCGTGGTAAATTATTTAACGTGCGGGGCGAAACTGCAAAACGTATTTCAGAGGTCAAAGAAATCCATGAAATAAAACAAATTGTTGGATTGCAGGCCGGGAAAAAATACACAGTAGAGGAAGCAATGCAGCATTTACGTTATGGAAAGGTGGTCTTTATGACTGACCAAGATTTAGACGGCAGTCACATTAAAGGGTTGTGTATTAATCTCTTTGACGCTGAATGGAACACGCTTCTATCTATTCCTGGCTTTATCGGGTTTATGAATACACCGATTATTAAAGCCCGAAAAGGCAACCAAGAACGGTTGTTTTACAATGAGGGTGAATATGAAAAATGGAAAAAAGAAAGTGGAGAAACCAACAGTTTAAAAGGGTGGACATTCAAGTATTACAAGGGGTTGGGGACAAGCACCGGAAAAGAATTCAAAGAGTATTTTGCTAATAAAAAAATAGTAAATTTTGTTAGTAGCGGCGAAGGTAGTCGTGACGCAATTGATAAAGTATTTAATAAAAAACGAGCAGCCGACCGCAAAGAGTGGTTAGAGAACTATGATCGCACTCTGTATTTAGATACAAACCGCGACAGTGTGCCTTATGAGGACTTTATTGGTCAAGAGATGATTCACTTTTCAAAATATGATTGTGAACGTTCTATTCCGAATGGGATTGATGGTCTTAAAACAAGTCAGCGTAAAATTCTGTTTACCTGTTTAGAACGTCGCTTAACCCATGAAGTAAAAGTTGCACAGTTGGGCGGCGCAGTATCAGAAAAAAGTCGGTATCATCACGGCGAACAAAGCTTGTATGGGGCAATTATTAATATGGCCCAAGATTTTGTGGGTTCAAATAATATTAATTTACTAGAACCCAACGGTCAGTTTGGCACACGTTTACAGGGCGGTGATGATGCAGCCTCTGAAAGATACATTTGCACCCAATTAAGCAAATTAACTCGCCTTATCTTTCCAGAAGCGGACGACGCTGTGCTAACTTATTTGGAAGATGATGGGACGCCGGTAGAACCCATGTTCTATGTGCCGATTATTCCGATGCAATTGGTGAATGGCGGCAAAGGGATTGGAACGGGGTTTAGCACGGATATTCTCAATTATGACCCGTTAACGCTTATTGATTATGTTAAAGAATTACTGGAAAAAAAGGAACCAAGTGCGGCAACATCGGCAGCAACATCGGCAGAATCGGCACTGCCATTACCGGTTCCTACACTAACGCCTCATTACAATGGGTTTAAAGGAACCATCACGCCATTAAATGAAGAAAACACTAAATATTTGATTAAGGGTGGCTATGAGATTTTATCCGATAAACAAGTGCGTGTTACGGAATTGCCGATTGGTTCTTGGACGGATGATTATAAAAAATACCTGGAAGAACTCATGGAGGTTAAAGCACCCTCATTGCAAGACAAGGATAAACCCGAAAAGGATAAAGCAGAAAAGAAACCCAAAAAAAGTAAATCGGACCAACCCCAAGTCAAAGACTACACTGATATGAGCACAGATAAAGTCGTTGATTTTACCATAACCTTTGCGCCTGGTGTTATTTCAGAGATGAAAGATACGATTGTAGAACATACGACGTGCACTGCCCTAGAAAAACTGTTAAAACTATACACCACGCGTTCAACTACGAATATGCATATCTTTGATGAAAATGAAAAGTTAATTAAATATAGCAAAGTAGAAGATTTAATAACTCGTTTTATGAATGTAAGAGCAGCCTACTATAGTAAACGTAAACTCTATCAAGTAGATGCATTAAAAAAGGAGACATGCATATTATCAAATAAAGCACGTTTTATTAGTGAAGTATTAGATAATACAATTGATCTTCGTAAAAAGAAATCGGCGGAAGTATCATCCATTTTGAAATCACGCAATTATGCTATGATAGATGAAGACAATCATTACAAGTATTTAGTGCGATTACCCATGGATAGTGTTACCGAAGAAAATGTTGACAAAATAATGTCTGAACGAGACGATAAAATGAAAGAACTTGAACGATTATTAAATACAACCGAAAAAGAAATGTGGTTAAAAGAGTTAGCGACGCTTCGTATAGAATATTTAAAAATATGTGAAAAAGCACACCAAGATGAAAAAACAATACACCATCCTCATACATCAAGTGGGGGTGCCTCCTCTAAACCAAAGATAAAGGTAAAAGGAAAAGGAAAGGCATTAAAACAAAATTAATCGCACAATTCGGGACGGTTACTAATGCCATCCCATGCTAAATTACATTCCTTGGCCCATTTATATTTACTACATAATCCATTCGTTCCACTCCATTGTGCATTCGTAAAATTCATATCTAGGTGACATTGGGTGTTCCCTAATTTTTTTTCATTCACACAAGTATTACCCGAGGCATCCCAATAATCAGGACAATTAGGAATAACGGGCGGGTATTCCGGATTATACTTTTGACGATAGAGTGCCACTCCAATAAAGGACAAGGTCAGGATTAATATAATCATTGCAACAATACTAACTAATTTTTGAAACATAACTTATATATACTATAAATACATAATATCATAATAGACAACTTTCTAAATGTATAGTATATCTTCGTTTTTCAATAAATAATTTTTCTATCTAGTTTTATATATGGATTTAATCAAGCAAATGAGCAGTGGTCAAAAAAATAGTAATGGAAGAGTCAATATATTAGGACCTAATATAGATAAACGTTTTAGTATGAGTGATAGTATACCGATCAATAGTAATAAATATTCATACAGAGACGCAATGACGGGAAATTGGTATGATACTGAATTATCTAATGCATTTTTTAGTGGAAAAAACATTCAAATAATCCAAAATGGTATACGTGCAGGTGTTTACAACAAATCAAATCAGCAATATATTGTAGGCGAACAAAGTATAGATGAATTACAAATTATAATGCGTGGTATTTTTTTACAGTATTCTAAAAACGTGTGCCAAGATATACCCGGTCAAATACATGATTTAAATAAGGCTGTATTAGATTATGCAATTAACCAAGTCTACGGGGAAGCAGACGGTTATATGAAATATAAGAGGGATGCAAGCACCTTAGTGATTCCTATTGCAATGCCGATAATGTCTAGCACAAACGATAAACAGTTAGAACTCAAACCTTGGTTTTAAGTGTTATGTAGATTTCGAACGACCGAACGACACTAAAAGGGAATAAAAGTATAAAATTGAAATGCTTTTTATACTTTTATTACTAAGCAACCCTACCCTATACAAACCAACGAAAATGAATCCAACCGAAGATACCGAAATCATGACCAACGATTATATGCAGCAACTGTTAGTGCAAGGTGTCGTAGTGATACCTTACCCCGAAGACATCCGTAAAAACTTCAACTGTGCCCGATTTCTATCCGAGCAGAAAGAGTTTATTCGCCCCGACAAAGACACCACCAAATTTGTGATGGGCGGCTTCGGCGCTTTCGGAAATCCGTCTAGTTTTCATCACGAAGAAGTGCGACGCTTACGCCTCTCTATCCACAACCATATGCTGCCGTATTTCAAGCAGAAATTTGGTGGAAGGTATCTAGAGAGTATTGTAGACCGCTTTGCAAAACGAGAACCAGGCACATCCGTCACTGCCGAATCGTGGCACCGAGACATTTCCAACGTCCACAAAAAGAAGACACACGGCGAACCCGACGATACGATCTTTGGTGGGTGGGTGAACTTGGACGAAAAAAACACGCAGTACTTTACGTGTGTTCCCAGCACTCATACGGAACCAGTGGTGGGAGCCGGTTTTGCAAAGATAAGCAAAACCGACCAAGCGTTTTACAACGCAAAGAAAGAACGAATCGGTGTCCCGCCGAACCACCTAATTATCTTTAACGAAAAACTCGTCCACGCGGTGACGCCATCAAAAATCAAAAGCGATACGTGTCGCTTGTTTATGAAATACCGCATTACACGCAACCCGAGTTGCCCATTATTCTCTAGTGCCGAGATTTCAAAAATAATTGATGAACAAGGCGTGTTCCCGCTGAGTTTAGAACAAGTCCCGCCAATGTATTCAAAAATGCATATGGTAAACTGGCGAGACCGTGTAGAAGAATTTAGTTTGAATTTTCACCCCCAATTTCTAGAACAGAAAAAGTTGAAGACCGAAACCGAAACGACGCCCTACGTTATGCGGTTCTTGCCAAGTTTGAAGCAAGCAGGACTGGAATTATTCAGTCCATACAGCGACGAAGAAAAACGCATGCTTACCTTAGTTGAGTTGTAAAACTCACCCCTCCTCGCCTGCCTTTAAATAAATGTTAAAAAAAGAGAAAAAGAAAGGGTTCAATCCTTTTTTACTTTTTACAATATAAATATATTATTGTATTTCAATTATATAATAATAATAATAATGGGAAAGTCTGAAACCGCATCAGCCTCAATTGGTATAAAGATTTTATTATCCGACCTCATATTACAAATAAACGAAACAAATTTTGGTTTAATAAAAAAAATGTTATATGATGGCTTTATTGAAGATAGTAATGATTATTATAATGAAGTCTATAAAATTTTTCTAGGACATGACGAAGATAATGAAGAATTACCGCAAACATATAATGAGTTCAAAGACACTGTAACAAAAGAGTTTAAAACGAAGGGATCCTTTTTTAAATCAAAATTTAGCAGTAAAGTAGAACCTGATTTAAAGAACGGCACTCTATTTGAACGCTACTTGTTAGTTTCCGTAAAAGATATTTTAGAGACGGAACGATGGGGATATGAGAGATATGGCGTAAATGGTGCGTCAAGACCACTTGATTTTGATTTATCCGTTGATTTAAAAAAATACGAAGACATTAAAAATTTTAATGTTGTATTTTTTCTAAAACAACATTCAGGTTAATACAATTTAATCGGCATTTTACTTGCTACGCTGATAAATACCCCAAAAGTGCAAATGATTTTTAAATGATATTTTATATATATAAAAAGATTCTTATATATAAAAACATTACTACACTATTAATTAATGTCATATATAAGTTATAATAAAATTTTAAATAGGGAAACCATTGCAAATTCTATAAAAAAAATATTAATTGATTTTGAAACCAATAAACAAAATTTATCAATTAAACGTGGTATTTATATATGCGGTGCTCCTGGCAGTGGAAAAACACAGTTTGCTATAAATTTATTGAATGAACTGAATTATGATATTATTAAGTATGATGCAGGTGATGTGAGAAATAAAACAATTATAGAGACCATTGCAAAAAATAATATGTCTGATAAAAGTGTGTTCAGTATTTTAACAAACAAAAAAAAATCTATTGCAATTATTATGGATGAAATAGATGGTATGAACAATGGCGATAAGGGAGGAATTAATTCACTCATAAAAATGATAAGACCTAAGAAAACAAAAAAACAAAAATTAGAAGAAATCTCATCAACGCCGGTTATCTGTATTAGTAGTTTTCATACGGATAAAAAGATAAAAGAATTAATAAAGGTTTGCCATATATTTGAGTTACAAAGTCCAAATAACACCCAAATGAAAAAAATAATTGATTTAACACTACCAACCATAAATAGTAACTTAATCCCAACTATGATTACTTATTTACAATATGATTTACGCAAATTAAATATTATTATAGATATGTTTACCAAAAATAACACAATATTAAGTGATGATTTATTTGAAAATATATTAAAGTGCAAGTCGTATAATGAAGATACAAAAGAAATCACCCAAAAAATATTTAATAATTATTGTCCAATTAACGATCATACAACCATAATGAATGATACCGATAGAACAATTGTTGGATTACTATGGCACGAAAACATTATTGATATTTTAAATAAAATGCCACCAACGACTGCATTACCCTTATATAAAAAAATGTTGAATAAAATATGTTTTGCAGATTATATTGACCGAATTACATTTCAAAAGCAAATATGGCAATTTAATGAAATGAGTTCATTAATAAAAACATTTTATACAAATTATATTTTACATAAAAATATAGAGGAACCTATAATAAAAGAAAAATTATCAGAAATTAGATTTACAAAGGTTCTTACCAAATATAGCACCGAATATAATAATTCTTTATTCATTCAAGACTTGTGTCAAAAGTTATCATTAGATAAAAAAGATATGTTTGCTTTTTTTATTAGATTAAAAACCATTTATAATGAGGGAGAAATATACACTATTATTGAAACCTATGAAATTACAAAATTAGATATTAGTAGAATATACCGCTATATAGATAAATATATAAATGATAACTTCAGTGATTCATACAATTCTAATTTTAAATCTTCTTATACCGATGAGTATGATATAGATGATATGATTACCTTAGATGCAATGACACATAATTTATACGAAACACTACAATGAACATACATTACCCACATTACCCACATTACCCACACTACAATATATTTTTTAAATAGAACGATTTAAACTTAAACGATTTAAACTTAAACGATTTAAACTTAAACGATTTAAACTTAAACTCTATTAATTCATTTAAGTTTAAATGAATTGCACTATAGTTGAACTACCAGTAGCCGAGAAAAAAAGACTATGTTTAAATATGATTGTAAAAAATGAATCAACGGTTATTATTGAAACCTTAACCAATTTATTAGAACATATTGATATTGATTATTGGGTTATTTCCGACACGGGTTCCACTGATAATACACAACAAATTATTAAGGATTTTTTTTATGCTAAATGTATTCCCGGCGAACTATTCAATGACGAATGGCAAGATTTTGGGTATAATCGTTCAAAGGCATTAGACCATGCTTATGGTAAAACCGACTATTTACTTGTCTTTGATGCAGACGATAGGATTGAAGGAAAATTAGTATTACCCTTTTCAACGATACCCTCCCATAATCATAATCATAATCAGCCCTTTCTTGATGCATACATGTTAAAAATAGGTCAAGGATTTGAATATGTAAGACCACTCTTACTAAATAATAAAAAAAAATGGGAATTCAAAGGTGTTCTCCATGAATATTTATCAAACTTAGAACCAGTTAGTAGTTTTGGAAAAATAGAAGGTGATTATTTTATTATTTCTGGCCGTTCGGGTAATCGTAGTAAAAATCCAACAAAGTATTATGATGATGCAGTTATATTAGAAAATGCATACAAAAAAGAGATGTTATTGCCGAACCAAGGTTTATCGGGTCGGTATGCTTTTTATTGTGGAAGAAGTTATAAAGATGCAGGAAAACAGTATTGGGATAAAGCAATTGAATGGTATAAACTACTATTAAAGAGAGAATTGCACTGGAACCAAGAACGATTTTATGCTGCTCTAGAAATTGGTATAATGTATAAAGACCAAAATAATATGGAAAACGCAATTACCTATTTGTTAAAAACAGTTGAAATTGATTCTGAGCGAATTGATGGTGTTGTTATTGCACTTGAACATTTTTACCATTCGGAACAATTTCTTTTGATTAATGCACTCTATCATAAATTTAAAAAGTATGATAATACGAATCCATTATTAAATGATAAATTATTTATAAATAAACATTTTTACAATGATAGAATTGAATTTTTTAATGCAATCACGGCATACAATGTAAATGATGCTTTATCGGGATATGATTGTTGCAAACGTGTTTTAATAAATAATAAAATCGGTCCAAATGAAATCAATGTTGTCATTAATAATTTATATCATATAAAACAATACCGAGAATTACTAGAAAATGAGAGTGAATCAACTTTGCTTATTTTATTTCGCGCAATTGATACTATTTTATATTGTAATAATGACATAATAAATAATGTAAATATAAATGGGTTATGGCATTTACTCTTTAATAAAATTAAAACAACATTTGTAAAATTCAATGCGAAGGTAAAAGTCAATCCTCTTTCACCCCAACCGGAGGAAAAGCGACTGCCCACCACAAAAGAAACCATTATAATCACCTTTACGACATGTAAACGATTTGATTTATTTACGCAAACCGTAAATTCCATACTGAACACGTGGACTGATTTGGATAAAATAGATTATTGGTTTTGCGTGGATGATAATTCATCAGTTAAAGAACGCGAAGGAATGAAAAAATATTATAATTGGATTGAGTATTATATGAAAACACCCGAAGAAAAAGGACATCGTAGTAGTATGAATATTATATGGAATAAACTACAAGCGTTAAAACCGACGTACTGGATACATATAGAGGACGATTTTCTGTTTTATTATTCTACAAATTATATTACAAAAGGTATTCATGCCTTAAAAAACAACAATCAGACGATTCATCAAATTGTATTTAATAAAAATTATGCAGAAACAATTCATTATTATAAAACAAAAGGTCATTTACCAATCAATGGTATGACTGATATTGTTTTACATACTTATTTACCAACGAAGGGTAAATCTGATTACCCCAATTCACAGTATTGGCCCCACTATAGTTTTCGCCCCTCAATAACACGTGTGGACACCATACTTCAATTAGGCAACTATGATTCACCGAATCAATTCTTTGAACGAGATTATGCAGATAAATGGAATGCAGCTGGATTTAAAACGGCATTCTTTGACAGAATTACGCATCTTCATATAGGGCGATTAACCTCTGAAATTGGCGATACGAGTAAACGCAATGCCTATGATTTAAATAATGAGTCACAATTTACAAGTATGCAAAACGGCATGACCCTAGACACACCCCGAGACCATACTATAAAAATTGTTAATTTGGAACGTAGACCCGATAGAAAAACGAACACACGAAATGTATTGAACGATGCATGTATTACGGATTTTACCTTTTTTAAAGCAATTGATGGAAAAGAAGTAATCGCCACCAATGAACTTAAAGTATTGTTTAATGGCAATGACTTTGGAAATCGGAAGGGGGTGATTGGATGTGCACTGAGTCATTTAACATTATGGCGTCAATTGGTTGAAGATAAGCAACATACCTATTATATTATTTTTGAAGATGATTTCACGCTGCCTGATTGTAAACAGTTTAAACCAAGACTAGATGCATTAAAGGAAAATGGAGAATTTGACAAAAATGAGGTATTATTTCTAGGTTATCATATGTTTGAGCATAAACGCAAACAAGTAAGTCATATTTATGATTTACCGGATGAACCCACTATAACTCATAAAACTCTAAATGGTAAGGTAGAACACTTAAACCTGGATTTATACATTGGCGGCACCTTTGCCTATTCTATTAATAAAATCGGAGCACAAAAAATGATTGATTATATTGAAAAAAATGGAATTAAACATGGAATTGATTATGTTATGAAAATTGTGCCTGACTTAAATAGACATGAAGTGCAACCGCTTATTGTATTGTCCGAATGGAATGAAGATGCAAGTAAACAAATAGATACGGATATTCAGACAAATTATGAACGTTTAGATTTCTCTCATACACTAGAAGACAACTTTGAATTTATTCCTTATAAGGATCACATAGGAAACGATATGTTTTTTAAACCGCCATCCACTGCGTCAGCATCCACTGCGTCAGCATCCACTGCATCACTGCATAGTGAAGAAATGAAAATAGCATTAAAGGAAGATAAATGTGCAGGGTTTAATACATTAGGGTTTTTTAAGAATAAAATAGACTTAACCGAGTTACAGCACTCAACGTATTTTAAACCTACGGACGGATTATATGTAAAAAAGAGCTACATAGAATCACATAAACATAAAAATAAAATTAAAAATAAACGCATCAAACTGTTAGGCAATTGGTGTTCATCCGAACAATTGTGTAAAGAATGGTCAACCATGTGTCACGATAAATACCATCAAACATGGAACACTATAGAAATTACGCATGAAGATAAAGACATTGATTATTATGTGATTATTAATTCTCCACCCGTTGGCGCAGTATATGAACCAGCCAAAACAATTGTATTTCAAATGGAACCCTGGGTCTACGATGAAACAAAACAGTGGGGTGTGAAAACCTGGGGCGATGAGTGGTCGTCGCCTGACCCGACTAAATTTTTAAGGGTGTTTACACATAAAACCCATTTAAACAATGTTCAGTGGCAAATTGACTATCCCTTTCACTCCACACCACTACTGCCTGAAGGCACTAAAAAACTAAATAGAGTTGCAACGATTTGTAGTGAGAAGATGTTTGACAAGGGGCATCTCTTGCGGAATAATTTTATCAGGTATGTGGGGTTTAGCGAAACAAACGGAGTAGATGCAAACGAAGTAGATGCAACCATGGTAGATGTCTATGGACGAGAGAATTACCATCAGTTCTCAAACTACAAAGGACCCGTTCCCGAGGACAATAAATACCATGTCTATGCAAACTATAAGTATTGTCTGGGCGTAGAAAACAATTCCGAACACAACTATGCAACCGAGAAATTATGGGAAGCCATCTTATGTGAATCGCTGTGTTTTTACTGGGGGTGTCCGAACGTAGAAACCTATATTGATAGAAAAGCCTTTGTGCGCTTACCGTTGGAAGACCCCCCGGCCGCCTTACAACTTATGCAACAAGCAATTACCGAAGATTGGTGGTCACAACGCATTGAAATCATCAAACAAATGAAAGAGAAAATTCTAAATGAATTAGGTTTTTTTCCTTTATTGAATAAAATTATAACGACTTAGAACGTTTTGTTTTTATATAAATAAAAAATGGACGCTGGCACTGGCACTGGCACTGGCACTGGCACTGGCACTGGCACTGACTTTTTATTTATAATTTATTCTTGTAAGAAAAATGCAAGGGTTTCAAATGAACTATATGAGAGAATTAAGAATAAATTAACGCTTACAAAGGCATATATTATATATGGAGACCCGGACTATTTTACGAATAAAGATAGTGGTAATCATGAAGTATACGATGATAAATATATTATTTTAAACACAGATGATACCTACGATACCCTAAATAATAAAACGTTATTATTGTTACAAACGGTATATACGTTGTATCCAGCAATAAAAGGAGTATTTAAATGTGACGATGATGTGATTGTTAATATCAATCATATAAATAATCTTATTCATGATTTAATTTTAAATAAAATACAAGAGAACGATTATATTGGGAAAAAAGTTCTTGTAGACAATAATAATTTACATCATATGAAAATGGAAGGGAAGGATCATAATGTTACACTTGGTATTAACTATTGCGGGGGACCCTTATACTATCTAAGCAATAAGGCAATTCATTTATTTACAACAATGACGTGTGATAGTATATATTATGAAGATGTTATGGTTGGCAATCATCTAGGTAAATCTAGTATTTATCCTAACCCAGCGATGGATTTATATAGTGATTTTAATAAGGATTGTAATACTATTTCATACCATAACAAAATACACAGTAACCAATTACACATTATATTGACTGGGAATTTAGGTAACATCTTATTTCAAATCGCTTGTGCAGCAACATTTGCAACTAGGTATAATAAAGAGGTTGTTTTGAATGAACATGCAATCATTGGTGATAATAAACAGGAAATAATAGATACAATAAAAAGATTATTTCCACACCTTCAACTAGCACAAGAATTACTCAATAAAGAACATTATTTTATACATAATCAACCGACAACGAATTCATATGTATACACTAAATCCGCGATAGATTATAGTATACAAACATACCATAATGTTATCTTGAGAGGTCATTTTATAAATTATAATTATATTCCGGATAGGTCAACACCTACCCTTTTTAATAAAATAACGATTCCGCCAATAAACACTCATGTATTAAATGACAATTTTAATAATACTTATTTTATTCATATTGTATTACAAGGTGATTTAAATAATGCATTAATTAATTTAAATATAATACCCTATTACCAATACTGTATAAATAGAATAATTAGTATAAATCCAAATGCACTATTTTATATATGTTCTAATAAAACCATAAATTATATAAACCTATTATTAAAAAACATTGTTATTAATAATCAAGTGTATTATCAGTCAATCGTTCATAATAAGTATAGTATTACGAATGAAATGATTACATTATATATAATGAGTAGGTGTTGTGGTGGTATTTGCGCCAATTCTGCATTAAGTATGATGGGTGCTCATTTTCAGTTGAATAAAAGGAAGGACCATATCTATATGCCATACCCGTTTGTCAATGGTAACACTTCACCATCGTCAGAGGAAACATTATCAATGTATCCAGAATGGTGTAGTGTGTATGATATACATAAAAATAGAATACTACACTAGAATACTACACTAGAATACTACACTAGAATACTACACTAGAATACTACACTACATTATGTTTCATACAGATAATTTAATACTAACCGTATTATCCTGTTCTTTAAAAAAGTAGGTTTTGGGCACATAGAATTTAAAATCGGGTTGTGTCCGATAAATCGTATTAATTAAATCGTCAATTGGTAAATTAATTTCATTATCAAGATAATCCAGTATTTTTTTTGCTCCCTTTCTAGAAACAATATAGGCCGTCGTTCGGTTAAAAAACTGTTTTTCACATTCATAAAAGTAATCATTTTTGGGTTGTGTTAACACAAACGGGTACCAATCACTTAACGCCAAATGGCACAAATCCATATCTTCGGGTATATGCAACAACAATTCTTGTAATTCATCTATTGGTTTTACCAGTTCAACATCGTCTTCCAACACCAAATAATACATAGGGTCCTTCTTATTCTTGTCTAAACTCACTAATTCCTTAAAAAGAATAATATGACTCCAGGTGCATCCAAATTCCCCAGGCATCATACGTTTCCCATTTAAACGTAGTGTTTCATTATAATTGTAAGTTGAATCTCTCCACGTTATTGTTTCTAACCCCACTTGAGTATCATAGTTAAACACAATATCCTTGCCGTAAACACCATTAAATACCTCCGTTCTCAATCCTATTTTTTCCAAATGTTGGATTAATTTATCTAACTTCGTTAACCGCGATGAATATTCAGGTAAGGTTAATACCAGTGATTTAATCATAGATAGTTTTGGTGATGTGGTAGATACATCATAGAGTATTGTATTTTCCATCGGTAATGAAAAATAAAAATGGGACCGATCCAACGCTGAGGTGGTATCACCCCCTTTAAAAAAATTATAGTTTGGCATATAGCATAATTTAAGATGGGTTGATAGGTATGCCGCCGTCCAAGACAAGGTGCTCATAGAACAGACCAGCAGTTTACATTGTTTCATAATGTTAAAATCAATCAAGAGAGAATTTGATTCCATCTTAAGTCGTAAACCCCGTTCTTGAAACCATGCTACACATGCTTCAATAAACTGCTGGTCGTCAATTGCATGGATTGGTTCATGCAATAAGCATATGGATTGTTTTTTTGTTATTGGCAGTGACTCAAATAATTTAAGATAATACCTTAATTCTATAAAATCAGGACGTCCGTTAAAATCGCCTAAGCGTAAATGAATAACAACATCATACTCTTTCTCGGCCGGCAATACCATATCATTTAATATGTCTTTTATAAAATAAAGTTCGTTTCTATCCGTCTGTAGTTTATGTTCCTTTTTATGTTTTTCCATATAATCTACGATTGCCTTTTTATACTTTAAATAAAGGTGTCCGAATTGAAAATACCCATCCATTAAAATACTAACATTTTCTAGGTTGTTTATTTTATAAAAAAAATCCATAAAATTCTCATCCGTTAGTGTAATTGTGTTTTTCACATACAGGCCATGACCATTATTCGTATTGATATACTGATTCTCTCTCAGAGTATTGAGGTCGGTCGTATGTTTTAGATACCCTAGGGTATTAAACCCCATGATAGAATCATTTTGTTCACACTCTTTTTCTATGGTTGATAATGCGTGTTGATGAGGGTTCATAAAACCGATATCATTTCCTTCGCAATCCACTCCTTTGTAAAAATCAAAGAGTGACGTGGGTTTTTTAAACTCGCTTTGTAGTGTGTATGTGTGTGATGCCATTTTTGGATGACTTATATTTAAAAGAGCACACGCCATATAACGAAACACTGCATTACCCAAACGTCCACTTGGTATAAATACTATATTTTTTGGGGTGATTATAGCGGGGGGCGGGGACTGGGGCGAGGGTAGTGTAGTATCCATATCCATATCCATAATCGTATTTATATAAAAATAAATAGGTTTATATTTATATAAAAATATATAAAAATAAATAGATTAACTAACATTCACATAGACCGGGTGATGATCGCTCCCATATTTTTTTATTGTACTTGAATAACATTTTTTATCATTTATTGTATTATGGATATAACCCGTTGCCTTTGTAAAACCATACACATAAATATAATCAATCATTGGTGATTCGCATAAATAGGTGCTTTTTGCTTCTATATTCATTTTAAAATCACTTAATAAATGATGTAACTTTTGATTATCACTATTGAAATCTCCGCCAATGATAATTTTTCTATTTTTATTAAACGTAGAAATGATATGTTTCAACTCTTTGGTGCGAATAACGTTTGATACATCGTTCAAGTGTATATTATAGATGTCTATGTCATCTGCATTAACCACACTTACTGCATTTTTATTATTATAGAGTGTGGTATGATAAATTGTTTTAAATTTGTTTTTTTTAATTAAGGTTAAATTTCCGGTAGTTTCAGTATCCGATTTATGGACCGATAATGGCAATACGATATAGTGGTCACCCACCAGTGTCATTAATTTACGTCGTATATAGGGTGTCACTTCTTGTAACATAATAATATCGCCTCGTATGTATTTAATTAATGTATTAAATCTATATTTCATTTTTAATGTCCTTTTGTCAATTGTTGGATAATAGACTTCGGGGTTATTAAAATCAATAAACACGTCGGCCAATATATTAAAACTTGTGATAATCATAGCGTATATAGTATTCTATTATTATACAATACTATAATTTATTTTTAATATATTTTTAATAATTTTTTTACAAATCAGTGCGCCTGGCTTCGTGCCATTGTTCAACAAAACTTCGTTCAAACGAAACCTTCAAATGCGTCATGCACTGTTCGGGTGTATCATAAAACAAATGATGCGTGATTGGCGAAACGAACTTTTGATTTGGTGGAATAACATAACCCTCTTCGTCGCAAAGACCTCGTGCATCAACGGTCTTAAATAGGTGCAACTGTTCCTTTGAACCAACCCGAAAACTATACGGAACACCCGTTTGGGCATTGACCACCAAGGATTGTGGTTTATTTGAAGGGTAAAAACAGCGTCGTTTGGTTTTGGCCGACCCTCTTCCATAATAAGTAAGTTTATCCTCATTAAATGTTTCATACATTACGTCGTTGAGTTCAGTATCAAATCGGTTCATTTGCGATTAGCTATAGTTAATAGTTTATAGTTTATAAATATCTTTATATTGTTTCTTTTTATTACTAAATAGTATACACTTCTTCTCTATTCTATTCTATTCTATTCTATTCTATTCTATTCTATTCTATTCTATTCTATTCTATTCTATTCTATTCTATTCTATTCTATTCTATTCTATTCTATTCTGTAAACTATCAGTCAATAATTTAATTTCTTCGTCTTTCCCTTTTAACATTCCAATTAAATGATTTATTTGCGCTTGTTGGTTCTGTAAAATATTAACCACTTGGTCTAATGTTAAGTGTTGCGGAGGACCATTATCTTGCGTAAATGTAATGGTTGGACCATTTTTTGCCGCTTGTGCTTGTGCTTCTTCCATCTCTCTTTTTCTCTTTTTTTCAATTGCAACCATTTGCATTAAAACATCCGGTTTCATGTTGGGTCGTCCTGGTTCATACTCTTTCAGCACCTTTTCAATAGAATTAACATAAAATTCATATAAATCAGGTTGTTTTATAAACATATCCACGGTTTTATTACTTTCTTTTGTAAAAGTGGGGTCACAATTCTCTAACAATCGTCGTTTATCAAAGGTGTTTTGAATATGCGAAAAAACCAATATGGTTTTAAATGGGTCTAATTGAACAAAGGGTATTGTATAATCCTTTAAAAAATACTTTTCTTCGGCAAGTGCTGCATCGTCTTCATACCGTGTTATTTTCAATAAATCACGCTTAAACGCAAATGTTCCTGCAGTAGAATGACTTTGTTTATAGGGACCAAACTGATACATTTTTTGAATATGTTTAAAGTAAATGTAAATTTCACTACTTCCTGCACATAATGCATGCGGTGTTTTAATTAATCTATCAACCGCATGCGATATTCGCTCTGGCGGATAATAATCGTCGTCATCCATATACACTATAATATCGCCCTTTGATTTTTCATGCATAATATTTCGTTTATTCCCCAAATAGAGTTTTTTATCATATGGAAAATACTTTACTTGGGGAATATGCTTTACCAAATCACCAATTTTATCGGTTCCATCATCTATAATAATCCATTCAATTCGCTCTTTGGGATAATCTTGATGTTCAAAACATTTTATCATCGCTTGGATAAACGGACGTCTATTAAATGTTGGGGTGCATACGCTGACAAATGGCATAGAAGTCGTCAGCGTAGTCAGCGTAGTCAAATTCGTTTGATTCTTCGTTTGATTCTTCGTTTGATTCTTATTCTTATTCTTATTCTTATTCTTATTCTTATTTTTTACCATTAAACTTAATAAATAATCGTTTTTATATATTAATTTTTAATTTAGATATATTGAATTCGTTTTACTTTGAAACATCGGTTGTTATATAAAATAATTTGAAACATGTTTCCATATGGTCCATCCAATAAGACATAAATACACAATACCCATAATTCCGGCAATTGTTTCATCTAAGGTGTCATAGGCCGCGCCACAACAAAAGAATCCAAACAAAATAACCAATGAAGTTATATTGCACGCTAATATGTTCGTGACTTCTTTCCATGCTTGACTCATTGGATAAAAACAGATTGTTGCAAAAAATCGGGCACATACTAAACCCATTAAAGCAAAACATAATCCCCAGGCATAGAGTAAAAATCCACCCCATACGGTTACTTTCATATCCGCCGAAACAGCCGAACCAAAGGCCGTCCAAAATCCGACCGCCAATGATAACAATCCACCGACCACAAATGTAAAAGGGAATGCAATAAATATTTGAAAGGTTTGATTTCCAACCAATCCCCCATCTGGAGGAAATGCATCTAACCACCATTTAAACCATCCACGACTTGTCTTAAAACAACCCGCCACTGTTTTTGCATACCAATTTGTTAACCGTTCTACTAATGTTAAACCAGCCAATTCTTCCTTTGAAGAACCTTTTGTTATGATTAAGTTATATGGGAAATTTTCTATAAACCCCGTATACGAACCCGTGGGTGTTTCATTACAATTTACTTGATTGGATGGGCCTGGTAGTTTTGCTTCATAGGATGGCGCAGTATAAAATTGTTCATTGGTCGGTAAAATATAATCTAAATCTCGCCCACGTGAGGTTAACCATACAAACCCAGATGCAAAAAAACCATAAAAAATCGTTAATATAAAATAAATAAAGACCGATTTTAAAAAAGAGACCCAACTAGTTGAATCATCCCACTCTTTTGGTTCATCTGGCTCTTCTTCTGTATTTTCATCTTTAGTTTCTTCATCTACATTATCTTTTATATCACTTTCAAAAAACCCAGAAGAAGGCATTAATTATATATAAATTAGAAATAATAAAAAAAAGAGGACATATCCACATATCCACGTATCCACAATACCAAAAATTATATATAATTTATAGTCTTAATACTATATATAATATAATGGTAAAACATACCAAAAAACCCCAGCGAAAATTAAGAAATAAAACCAGTAAAATCGGTGTAATTAAAGGCACAGGCACAGGCATAGGCACAACCGAAAAACGTTGTTATAATGATAGTCAAATGGGTGAAGTATGCTCTACGGGGCAATTCAGTATGTATAAAGGAAATTTTTATAAAAATAAAAACAATATAGAAAAATTTAAAAGGGTAAGAGATGAATTTAGAAAAAATCCCAAATATAAGACATTCAAAACATACAAAGAAAAATATAATGCTTTCTTAGAAGAAAATTTTGCACAAATCAATTTACCTAAAGTAATTCATTTATTAAAAAATGATTACTACACCTATGTTAACGACGAATGGTTCAAAGGTCATGATATTGAAAAAAAAAGTGATAAGGATAAGAAATATTACGTTCAATATGACCACTTTCGTATTGTTCAAGAAGAGGTTTATCATAAACTCGTTGATTATATGAAAATCTATATCAAAGAAAACCCCAAGGATAAAACGGCAATTGCCATTGACACGGTCTACAAATCGCTCTTCAACGACACACGTAAACAAATGTATAAACATGTAGACGCTGTTCTGAATGAATTAGATGGATTTGTTAAAGCAGATGACGTGTATGGATTGTTGGCAATGATTAATTCAAATGAAACCATTTCTTTATACTCGCCGATACAGTGGTATTTAAACCCAGATGAAAAAAATGTGAAAAAATACATTAGTCATATGTCTTTTGGTAAATTAGGTATTTATGATTATTTGATATACATTAATACCTTAGCGACGGATAATGCTGAAACCAAGAAATACAAAAGCAAGGTAAAGCGAGAATACCTGAAATACATTGATGAAGTATTTATTGCATGTCTGGGAGCAAAAAGAGCAAAGGAATATAAAGCACACGATATTTGGGATGTTGAATATGATATGTTATTGGCAATGGGGTGTGATGAGCATATTAAAACCGATCCTAACTATTATAATAAGGTTAGCACCCATAATTTAGAAAAAACATATGGATTTGATTGGGATACGTTTGCTAAAAAAATTGGGTTTAAAACCATACCAAAAGAAGTGGTGATTACGAACTTGAATGGATTTAAATGTATGACGCGTTTATACAAAGAGAATTGGAATTCTAAAAAATGGCAAACCTACTTTTTGTTTATTCAATTTAAGCAAATGATACGTTTTGAAGATTCATTACGTCATATTCACTACAACTTCCATCACAAATTTTTAGAAGGACAACCAAACCAAATGCCTTCGGAAATTTATCCACTGTTTGCGTTATCTTTAATGTTTAATACCTTCTTATCAGAACAATATGTTAAACATAATTATAATCCGCTCTACGTAAACTATGTGAAACGATTAACAGATGATTTGAAACAATTGTTTATTGGAAAAATAAAACTTAATACTTGGTTATCCCCCAAAACAAAGAATGCTGCTTTAGCAAAATTGAATAAATTAGAAATTATGGTTGGAGCGCCCAAAAATTTACGGTATGACCCTATTTTTGATTATAAATCGGATGATCCTTTATACAATGTTGGGTTGCTGCTTCGTTGGAAGCATAAAAAATATGTAGAACTTGAAGGCAAACCTATTATTGATGTTCCTGAGTTTGATTGGAATGCATTTAAATTGGTTGGTACGCAATGCTATATGGTAAATGCCTATTATAGACCGAATAGTAATTCCATCTATGTTCCTTTAGCCTATTTGCAGAAACCGTTTATTGATTTAGAAGAAAGAGGGTTAGAATATAATTTAGTGTATATTGGTTATACTTTAGGACACGAATTATCGCATGCCTTAGATGATACGGGTAGTAAATTTGATGCAGATGGAAATTTAAATAACTGGTGGACGGATGCTGATAGAAATGCATTTAAAATAAAAATCAAGGATATTATTAATCAATATCAACTATTTGCCAAAAGAGATGGAATTATATTTGATGCAGAAATGAGCGCAGGTGAAAGTTTAGCAGATATTTCCGGAATGGCGTTAGTGGAAGGGTATTTACTGGATAACCAGGTCATTAACGATGAGTTAACTAAAATGAAAAAAATGAATTTAGCAAAATTTTATATGAATTTAGCAATTCAAGGACAGCAATTAATTTATAAAAAAGCAGTTCAGGCACAATTGAAAACAAATCCTCATCCTTTAGAAAAATATAGAGTGAATTGTGCAATGGCTCGTTTAGAATTATTTAAACAAATTTATGGAATTAAAAAAACGGATGGTATGTGGTGGAAAAGCGATACTATTTGGTAAAAACGAAAAACGAAAACGAAAAAACGAAAAACGAAAACGAAAAAAACGAATTAATATATTTAGTGTAATTATTATTTAGTGTAATTATTATTTAGTGTAATTATTATTTAGTGTAATTATTATTTAGTGTAATTATTATTTAGTGTAATTATTATTTAGTGTAATTATTATTTAGTGTAAATATTTCTATATTAACATTAATCAATATAGAAAAATATTTTTTTGTTAATTATATATATAAATGCCCAGTTCGCGTAAAGGTTCTCGCAAAGGTTCTCGCAAAGGTTCTCGCAAGGCTAAAACTGCTCGTCGTGCCAAGGCGCAGCGTGTTAGAACTGCCAGACGCGCCGTTAGAGTAGCAACTAACACGGCCAAGGCCGCCGCTAAAGCCGCCGCCAAGGGTGCGGCCAAGGCTGCTTCCGCTGCCAGAGGTGCCTCTGCGTCTAAGGCCGCTGCTGCTGCCAAGGGTGCGGCCGCTGCTGCTTCCGCCGCTGCCGCCGCCGCCAAGGGTGCTGCCGCTGCTAAAGCCGCCGCCAAGGGTGCCGCGGCCAAGTAAATAGTATGTTTATCTAAGAACAAAGTTCCGATAATAATAAAATAATAATTACCCTTTATTATTATTTTACCCTTTATTATTATTTTACCCTTTATTATTATTTTACCCTTTATTATTATTTTACCCTTTATTATTATTTTACCCTTTATCTAGCATACATTAATGCTGCATTTCCAGCAGTAAAGGTCAAGATATTAAAGCGTTCTTCAAATACGGTCAAATCAAAATTATAATCATATATACGCCACGTTGGTTTATTTACACCAATAATTTCGCCCGTTGTTTGGTTACATATCGTAAATACTTGTGCAGATGGATCAAGCGGTGGTTGAAATGTGTTAAACTCAAATTGAATGTCTTTAAATTTACTTAAATTTATTGCTCCACTTGGTTGAAAATCAAATGGGTCTGTTTTCAAGTTAAAATTATAACAATAGAGCCCATCGGGTGAATTTCCTGCTGAACGTGAGTATTTTTCCACATAATTAAAAACACCTGCATCAAACTCATTTTCACGGTATTTTCCATCTAATAATAACGCCCATGTTTGCATAATATCCTTTTGATTTCCTATAGCATACCGACCAGTGACATAAATATTTGATGGTGCATTATTTTGTCCAGTAAAACATCCAATCCCGGTGGGGTCAATTGCCGGCGTATAGGTTCCACACGATAATGTTATACTTTCAAACCCATTATTTTCAGATGGATGTTTTAAATCCGACGGTAGGTAATTATAAGGCCAGTTACTGTAATTAGACCATTCATTTCGTAAATAAGCATCACTTCGTTGAAAATACCACATCCAATTTGCAACCATACTCAAGGTATCCAATTTAACCTTTTTTGTTCCGGTAACATTAGGAAAGGAGTGTTCATAGACTTCTTTGATTAAATACTGTTGATGGTTTGCAGCAAACACTTGCATTTCATCTTCCGATAAAAAAGCATAGGTGCTTATTAAATGAATATCGGCGGCCCAATTCGTTCGCTTGTCGGCAGATGTATAATCTAATTCAACATTTGGTGGTTGTTGAATAAATCTATAGAATTGAAATGCATCTATGGTTTGGTTGGCCTGTATATAATTCATGTCCGAGGTTGTTACATCTCTCACAACATATAATTCATTAATTGGTCGTAGTTCAATCTCAATATTTAATTCATTATACTGTAAACTCACTAAAGGAAATGCCATTTTTGCCGCCAAGGTAAACCAAATGTTTAAAGGTATATATAATTTCCTTGCTCGTATTGATGGTTCTGACCCTACGATAGAACCAACACCGTCATAGTATGCATTTGGATACACATTCACACGGGTTCCTGAATTTGCGGGATCATTTAGTTCATTTACATTTCCCGTCATGTTATAATACTGTTGTTTTTTGCTTTCATTAAAATCACGCTCTACTAGATTTTGTAAATAACTTCCAGAAAATTTTTGAATAATTTGACCACCGATTGTAAATTTAACCTCTTTAATCATTTGCGAACCAATATTTTTAATCCATTTAAACTCATATGGTCGCCATTGAAATCTATCAACACAGTTTGGGGGCAATATGGGACTCCATATATGAGGTAAGGAAACCACCAAGTATGTATCCATTAATAACTCGGCATATCTAGAAATTTTAAATTTAAAATGTGAAGACTCGTTAAGGCGAAGTGTTCTTAACCCATCAAAGTCTGTTCTAAATTTTTGTAATCCAAAATTTGTATATTTAGAATATTTACATTTAAACATTGTCTTTGATGGATTACCATTTAACATTATATTTTGATTACCATATGAAATCAAATTTAGTATTCCACCGGGCATACCCTTTGTATATAATGATATTACTTTTTTAATTCCATTTTATTTTACATTATTAGTATTAGTATTATTATTAGTATTATTAGTATTATTAGTATTATTATTAGTATTAGTAGTTGTAGTAATTGTAGTTGTAGTAATTGTTGTAGTAGTAGTCGTAGTATTATTAGTAGTTGTAGTAATTGTAGTAATTGTAGTCGTAGTAATACAATAGTTTAATTATTAAAAAAAAAAAATGAAATGTTAATATAAGTTATGAGATCCGTTCAAGCTGGAATTAATGCTACTAATATAGTCGCTAAAGGGATTAAAAATAAAGCACCACAATTTACAAAAACAGGTGCTAATGCAATTAAGCATGCAGGTGAATGGGGTGTAAATTTAGTTAAGAATAGTCGGTTAGGTAGATTTTTAGGAGATAAATCAAGTGAATTGAACAAGATTATTAGAACAGGTGGTCCCAAAACATTTAATGCAGGATTTGACGATGGAGGTGAAATAAAAACGATTGGTGATTTGGCAAAAACAGATTCAATCACGCAAGTAATGATTGTTATCATCTTTTTATTATTCTTGATGATATTTGTTTGGTGTGTTAATAAAATCGGATTAAATAAAAAAAATTGTGCAAATATTGATGAAGTGTATTCTAAATTTCCACTTATTAGTAATATTAGCGCCAATAATGATAAATTTATTGATTATAAATTAAGAGATTATTTTATAAAAACAGCGTATAATTGTTGTTCCTCGGGTAAACATAAAAACGATTTTGTAAATTTATGCGCACTACGTAATTGTATTAGACAAGGTGCACGTTGTTTAGATTTTGAAATATATTCGGTTGATAATCAGCCGGTGATTGCAGCCTCATCAACAAATGATTTTAATGTTAAAGAAACCTACAATACGATATTATTTTCTAGAGCAATGGAAACCGTTTCTAATTATGCATTTTCTGCAAGTAATTGTCCCAATCCATCCGATCCATTAATTTTACATTTTAGAATAATGACAAGTAGTGTAAAAATACACGATGAAATTGCCAAACAGTTATATGATACACTATCTGAAAAATTATTAGGTAAAAAATTTAGTTATGAAAATAATGGGTTAAATATTGGAAGTTATCCGTTGTTAATGTTAAGAGAAAAGGTTGTTATTATGGTAGATAAAGCAAATCCGATTTTTGCATCAACCTTATTAAATGAATATGTAAATATAACCACTAATTCAGCATTTGTTAAAGAATTAAGATTCGGTGAAGTTAAATTTACACATGACCCCGAGGAACTAAAACATTATAATACACAAAACATGTCAATTGTTTTACCTGATTTATCCCCCAATAATAAAAATTACCCCTTTCGTATAGCACTTTCATATGGTGTGCAAATGATTGCTTTATCTTTTCAAAACTTTGATAATTATATGAAAGATTACACTCAATTTTTTGATAATGAAGGGTATGCATTTGTATTAAAACCTGAAAACCTTAGGTATCTTCCTGTATTTATTAATAAACCTCCTGATGCAGACCCGAACCTGTCATATGAACCAATAATCGTATCGTTTAATGATGGATTAGCCGATAAAACATTTTAAAAATACTTTATAATAAAAATTAATATTGCTTTATTATAAATGGTAAAAAATGTTAATTGTAATAAAAATTTAACATTTGAAGAAAAAGAATTATTATTATTAAGAAATGCAGTTGATATTGCAGAAAAAAAAGCTGGTATAAAAATAAACCAATCAAACAATATTGCTGCCATTATTAAAATTTTAGAGAAATTTCTTAGGAGGAAAAAAGTGGTTTGTTATGGTGGAACTGCAATAAATAATATTTTACCCTTAAACGACCAATTTTATAATAAAGACATTGAAATTCCCGATTATGATTTTTACTCTTCAAAAGCATTATCACTTTCCAAAGAATTGGCAGATATATATGCAAACGAAGGGTATAGTGATGTGGAAGTTAGAGCAGGGATACATATTGGAACTTACAAGGTGTATGTCAACTTTATACCAATTGCCGATATAACTCAAATGGATTCTACGTTATTTAATGTGTTACATCATCAATCAATACGTAAAGATGGAATATCCTATTCCCCTCCGGATTATTTAAGATTACACATGTATAATGAATTGTCGCGTCCGGATGGTGATGTTTCGCGATGGGAAAAAATATATAAACGTCTTATTCTGTTAAACAAACATTATCCATTTATTACGAATTATAAATGTTCCGAAATAAATTTTATGAGAGATTTTACAAAAAACAATGAAATAAATGATGCATTACACAACTTGGTAAAAGAGGTAATGATTAATGAAGGATGTGTTTTTATTGGCGGATTTGCGGCTAGTTTATATGGACGTTATATGCCAGCCAATGAAAAAAAACAATTAGATTATATCCCCGAATTTGATGTATTGTCAATAGACCCCAAAGCAGTGGCTTATATAGTAAAGGAAAAATTACAAGATAATGGATTTAAGTATATTGAGGTTATCAAAAAACCAACGGTTGGCGATGCTATTATTTTAACACATTATGAAATTGTTGTCAATGGAGATACCGTATGTTACATTTATGAACCCTATGGATGTTATAGTTATAATGAAATTACCTTGAATCATACTAAATTACGTGTAGCAACCATTGAAACCATGTTACTTTTTATATTAGCATTTATATTTTCAGGTCGTTCATATTATGACCATGAACGCTTAATGTGCATGGCACAGTATTTAATAAATGTTCAATTAAAAAATCGTCTAGAACAAAAAGGATTATTAAAACGGTTTAATGTTAATTGTTATGGTTATGAAAAAACTCTTATTGAAATACGTAGTGACAAGGCAGAGAAATATGAAGAATTAAAACATAAAAAAGATACACCCGAATACAATAAATACTTTTTAAAATATGTTCCAACCAGTAAAGGTAAAGGTAAAGAAGTCCATAAAAAACATAAATCCTATAAAACCCATAAACCTAGTCATAAATACACTAATAAAACTAAAAAAAATAATTTTAAAAAAATTAAAGGATATAAAAAAAAGAAGTCCAATGAGGACGAGGCAAATGAGGACGAGGCAAATGAGGAAGAGGACGAGGCAACGGATGAGGAGGAGGAAGAGGCAACGGATGAGGAGGAGGAAGAGGCAAATGAGGAAGAGGCAACGGATGAGATGGAGGACGATGAAATAGAAAAGAAGAGTCATAAAAAGGTCGCCGCCCCGAAAAATTTAATAAAAAAAATATTTAAAGGTATATTTTAAACTATGCTTCATGCTAGGTTTGGTTTACGGTTCACACACTTAGTTACTTATTTACTTAGTTACTTATTTACTTAAAACGTGGATTCCATTTATTCGTTCCCTGAATAAATTTAACTACAAATTCATCATGCAATAATGGTTTAAAATTTGAATGTTCAAAATCAATAATCCAAATCTTTTCATTATACTCTATAAAATTATAACCAGTAATATCTGGATACACGACATTATTGTCATAGAGCGTTTTAATAATCACTCTAATTCGTTTAAATAAGTCAGGACTTGTATCTCTATCCTTCTCGCCATAATAATCGGCAACATTCATATGATTTACTCGCTCCATTAACATTACCTGCGTATCTCTATCATATGCTAAAATTTTTGGCACATTTACAATTCCAAGAGAATGAACGTGTTTATGCATTTCATATTCTTTTACAGAGACACCGTGTTTAATATAATACAACTCATTATAAGAGGGGACTGTGGTGATAGTAGACATGGTTGGTTGTGTGCTTGCTTGTTCTATAGATTGACTATACCTATCATTAAGTATATTCAATTTTATAATTATTTTCTTATAGTGTGTTTTGTGTTTTGTGTTTTGTTGGGTTAATTCACTTACACCTATTTTTAAAATAAAAATTCAATATATAATGAAACTACATTACATATTATTTTTCTCATCCATTATTATTTTGTTAATAACGGTATATCTATGGACCCAATCCAAGCATAATAAACCAACCACAACCACGGAAGGGTTTGAATCATTAACCAATTGTTTAGTGCAAGGATACCCTTCTGATTTTTGTAGACGTGTTCCATTACAAGCATGTTTATATAATTGCCCCAAAGGCACCTTTGAACCCAAAAAATTCAATACATTTTCATGACAATTTCCTCTATCATTTTATACTAGTATATCTATTATATAGTGCCATATATCTTTACCAATACCAATAATACTATTATACAGTATGCAGTGTTTAATGCATTCTGGCAGATTAGTGTGAATTATAATTATATTGTCAATGATGACTATAATAAATAAAACAAACAACTGCCGTATGTATAATTGTGTTTTTATGAAACAACTTGTATATAAACATAACGAGGTCGTATTGTTCACAAAAAAATCATTTGTTTCACTCACACCTTTCAATAACCGCGTATAAATATTTTTTTCATTTTTCACATTAAGTGATTTTAATGGATTATGTAAATCAATTAATTTTATAAAAATATTTTTACATTCATTTTTACATTCATTTTTACATTCATTTTTACATTCATTTTTACATTCATTTTTACTTGTAGTCTTACCTATTTCAAAAATAAATGGTGAAATTCCATCAATATAACGCTCATTAAATTTATAGACATTACTTGTAATAAATGGAATATGCGAAGACCGTAATATACATTCAATTAAATGATTTCTATCAGTGAAATTAGAAATGATACATTGCTTGTGTTCTTTTGTATCATAATAATTAATATATAATATATTGGTTAATAGTGATAAATCGTCATTATCAAATAATTTGTAGATAGAGTCCTTAATAATTGTTTCATAAATAAAGAAATTTTTATTCGTTTTATAGTGGTTAAATAAAACTTCCAAAAAATCATAGATTAAACTAGGACAACCACATAAATACCATACTGCAATAATTGAACCAATGCTACAACCCGAAACTTTGTTGACCTTTATATATTTTTTCTCTTGTAAACGATGTATGTAAAGAGCAGCACCTATCCCTAATAATCCATTTACAGCACCACTATCAAATATTAAATTTACATTTTTTGGTAAGTTGTTGCTATCTACATTAACCAATAATGCATTAATATATTGATTTAATAAACTAATATTCAGTTGTGGTTTAGTAGGCGTAGGAGTATCTGGCGTATCTATCAATGGATTATGTGTCATAATTTAGTATATGTTATTAAATTATAATTAATTTATACACCTACTACGCTATTTTTCAAGAAAAAACATTCCTTTCACCAAAAAATAATAAACAGAGGCAAAAATTGAACTTGTAAATATATAACCGGACAGGTTCGGATGTCCATCACTTCCAAAAAGCGATGGAATTAATTTACACATTTGTTTTTGAATAACCGGCAATTGAAACATAAAATAGAGTATTCCTAACATAATTGGTCCTTGGACTTCATCAAAAATAATATCAAATCTAGATTTATTTGTTTGCTGTTGTATTTGTGCTCGTATGATTTGTTCATTGGTCTGATGTTCTTGTATGTAATCTACATAACTTTCTTTTTGAGGAATATGATTCGTTTTTATTTGAATATCTTGTGCAATGTGCTGTTGATTTCTCGGAATATCTCGGGAAGGCAACTCGGTTAAGCCAGCTGCACTTGCTTCTTGTATACCTGTTACAAATTGATTGATATTTTTCTGTTTAATTGCCGGATCATTGTCTCTATCTTGTTGTAATGTTCGGAGGGGGTTATCAATCTGTATATTTTTTTCAAATGTATCCATTTTAATATTATCATTACTTTGAGTTTGAGGTGAAATTGGTAATGAATCAATACTAGTTGTTCCTATATTCATTTATAGTATTATTCTTATTAATTTAATATATAATAGACGCATTTATATATATTAAAATTTAAATAGTTAAAATGAAATCTTTTCTTTATCTGGATGACATTTGGTTATTTTTTCCTTAAAATTATAACATTTATCTCCATACGCATATGTATTCTTTGTTACCTCATCCAACGGAGGGGCTTTAAATATAATACAATTACGGTCTTTACAAACCTTTCTAAATAAACTAGCAAGACCAATCCCTAATATAAATGAGATAGCATATCTACCATTATTCGTATGAAGTAACCTTGTCATACCACGTTTTCCTTTCATAACTATTTACTATATTATAGTAATATAACAAATTTAATATTACCAATAATATAATTTTACCAATAATATAATTTTACCAATAATATAATTTTACCAATAATATAATTTTACCAATAATATAATTTTACCAATAATATAATTTTACCAATAATATAAT